GACTGCCTGACCCGGGCGAAGGGCGTCGAGCACCGTCTCGACATCGCCCGCCGCACCCGCGCCGCGGAGCTGCAGACCGAGGACGAACTGTCGCAGCGCACCTCGACCGGGGTCACCGCGCCGTCGCCGGTCGGCCCGTCGTCCGGGCAGCAGCGCGGCGGCCAGCCGGCGCCGTACGACCACGTCGTCCGGGTCTCCCGCGAAGAGCGGACGTACAACCAGCAGAACACCCGCGGTGGCGGGCAGTTCGTCCGCGACGTCGTGGCGCAGCACTACCGCACGGGTGACCTCGAAGCCGAGCAGCGTCTCGCCCGGCACATGCAGGAGGAGCGGGTCGAGCGCGGCCAGTACCTCGAACGCGCCGTCGGCACCGGCGCGTTCGCCGGCCTCGTGGTCCCGCAGTACCTGACCGAGATGTACGCCCCGGCGATCTCGAACCTGCGGCCTTTCGCCGACGCGATGAACCGGCACGACCTGCCCGAGACCGGCATGCAGGTCAACATCAGCCGGATCACCACGGCGACGACCGTGGGTCTGCAGGCGACGGAGAACACCAACGTCCCGAACCAGGACATGGACGACACGATCCTGACGGAGAACGTGCAGACCGCGGCGGGGCAGCAGACGATCAGCCGGCAGGCGATCGAGCGCGGCACCGGCATCGAGAACGTCGTCATGGACGACCTGTTCCGCCGGTACGCGCAGACCCTCGACGCGACCCTGATCACGCAGGCCGCGACGGGCCTCGACGCGGTGTCCGTCGCGAACCTGTTCACCTCCGGTTCACCGACGGCGGCGCTGCTGTGGCCGAAGATCCTCGGCGCGGCGGCCGGCGTCGAGTCGTCCCTGCTCGGGTACGGCTCGGCGAAGATCGCGCTCATGCACTCGCGGCGCTGGTTCTGGCTGCAGTCGCAGCTTTCGTCGTCGTGGCCGGCGTTCGCGCAGCCCGGCATCGCCGGGAACGCCATGGGCGTCAACCTGGGCACGCAGTACGGGTCCGGCGCGCGGGGTGTCCTGCCGTCCGGCCTGGTCGTCGTGACCGACAACAACATCCCCACGAACGCGGGCGCCGGCACGAACGAGGACAAGATCTACGTCGTCGACACCGACGAGTGCCACCTGTGGGAGGACCCGAACGCGCCGGTGTTCATCCGGGCCGAGCAGCCGGCCGCCGGTTCCCTCGGCGTGCAGCTCGTGCTGTACGGCTACTTCGCGTACACCTTCCGCCGGTTCTCGAACGCGGTGCAGAACATCAGCGGGACCGGCCTGGTCGCGCCGACGTTCTGATCCGCCTAGGCACCGGGAAGGGGCAGGCATGGGACAGCGGAGCGCATTCGGTGACCAGGCGTTGCGGTTCGACGCCGCGGCCGCCGGCACGTACACCTCGGGCGCGATCGGTAACAGCGGGCAGGTGTCCGACGCCATCGTGATGCTCCACGTCACGGCGGCGACCGGCACGACCCCGACGGCGGTCGCGTCGCTCGAAGAGTCCGACACGGGCGAGTCCGGGTGGACGGCGGTCCCGGGGTCGTCGACGCCGTCCGTCGCCGGGGTCGGCAACGCGGTGTCGAACGCGCGGGTGTCGAAGCGGTTCGTCCGGGTGACGGCGACGTTGGGCGGGACCGGCGTCGCCGTGACCGGCCGGGCGTCGGTGCTGCAGTTCTCGGAGTGATGACGGTGTCCGGAGAGCTGTGCCGCGACGTCGCGTTCGAGGCTGTCCGCAGGGGCGCGCGGGTGAGCCCGCACGAGCTGTGGGCGGCCCTCGAAGCCGTCGACGACCTCCGGCCCCGGACGGTCGTCGACGTCGGGTCCGGCGCGGCGGTGTGGTGGGCGTGGTGGGCGCTCGGCGTGCAGGTGGTCGGGGTGGCCCCGACCCCCGTGGAGCCGGGGCCGGCGTTCGGCCGCCCGCGCCTGCCGGAGGGCGTCGTCGAGATCGTCGGGGACCGGCGGGACCGCGGGACCGTGCAGCGGGTGAGCGACCAGCTCGCCGGGCACGGCGCCGACGCGGTCGTGCTGTCCGCGGCCGCCGCCGAGGAAGAGTGCCGCGCCGACTTCCACACGTACGGGCCGCTCACGCGGCCCGGTGGGCTGGTGCTGGTGCAGGGGATCGCGGACCCGGGCCGTCCGGGCGTCGCGCAGTTCTGGTCGGGCCTGGCGCCGGACCACACCCGGGAGCTGGTCGGGACCGAGCAGCCGATCGGGTTCGGAGTCGTGGAAATCCACGGGAAGGAACAGAGCAGCCATGGCTGAAGAGAAGCCCGGGGCCGAGCCGACCCCGATCAACGAGACCCCGGCGACGGGCCCGAACGAGCCGGAGGCGCGTACTCCGCAGGGGGACGCGGCCGAGGCCGCGAAGACGTACGCGCAGCAGGCGATGAAGGCGAAGGGGACGCAGGACCCCTACCCGTACGACCCGACGAACGAACTGCTCGACGGCGACGACTCGCCGATGCAGGACGAGCTGTCGGCGCGGGGTGTCCGGGTGTCGGACTCGGGTCGGGCGCTGGTGACCGAGACGGACCCGACCGGGGTCCTCGAAGTGCCGCCGCCGAACTCGAACCTCGAACTGATGAAGCGGAACGAGAAGATGGCGGTCGCGTTGGACGAAGCGGACGGCGTCGACCCGGAGATCGGGATCAAGGCCCGGCAGCAGGCCCGCAAGCAGGCGGCGCAGGCCCGGGCGAAGGCGGCGAAGGAGAGCGGCGGGCAGGCGCAGCCGCCGCAGGGCCGGCAGGCGCCGAAGAAGGCGCAGAGCTGACCCGGTGACCACGTTCCGAGTCCTCAGGACGGCGAAGGCGACCCTGTCGCGGACGTTCCACCTCGACGAGGTGGCGACGGACGCGACGGGGAACGTCGTCGTGACCGTGCTGCGGGGCGACGGGACGGTCGTGCACGGGCCGGTCAACGCGTCCGGCCCGGGCGCCGACCACGAGTACGCGTACGACTTCCCCGGCCGGGACGTCCTCGACGAGCTGGTCGTGCAGTGGGCGTTGAACATCGGCGGCGACGCGATCGTTCTCGACCAGGACGTGATTCAGGTGGTCGGCGGGTTCTATTTCAGCATCGCGGAGGCGCGGGCGGCCGACTCGACCCTCGCGTCGACGGCGAAGTACCCGACGTCCCGGCTGGTCGAGGTCCGCGCCGAGACCGAAGACGAGTGCGAGCTGATGACGGGGCAGGCGTGGGTGCCGCGGTTCGCGCGGTGCGTGCTGTCCGGTCGGGGCCGTACCTGGTTGGAGCTGCCGCACACGATGATCCGGGCGGTGCGGTCCGTCCGGGTCGGTGGGACGGCGTTCACGGTGCCGGAACTCGCGAAGGTCGGGTTCGACGACCAGGGGCTGCTGACGTTGCCGCGGGAGTGGCCGGCCGGCGGCCGGAACATCGTGGTCGAGGTCGAGCACGGCCACGACCGGCCACCGGTCGACATCGTGCGGGGGGCGCGGCTGCGGTTCAAGTCCCTGGCGCTCGAAGGGCAGTCGGCGTTGCCGGACAACGCGGAGCGGCGGGTCGTCACGACCGACCAGACGTCGACGACGTACCGGGCGCCGTCGGAGGAGTCGACGGGCCTGCCGGCCGTCGACGCGATCTACCGGCGGCACCCGTCGCCGCGACCAGGGTTCGGGTGACCGGCATGTCGACGGTAGCGGTCAAGGGTGCGGTGCGGCGGTCGGTCATCGGCCGGATCGCCGACTACGCCGAGCAGGCGGAGCCGGGCGGGGCGCTGCACGGCGTGGAGGTCGCGGCGGCGATGCCGCCGGAGCCGACGCGGCGGCTGGTGTACGGGGGTGTCCTGCGGTGGGTGCGCCGCGACGTCCTCGCGGAGCGGAACGCGGCGCACGAACTGGTGATGACGTTCGACGTTCGGGTCCGCGTGGTTGAGCTCGGCGACGACATCGCCGAGGCGGAGCTGATCGCGGACCGGATCGAGGACGCGATCACGGACGCGGTCCACGCGAACCCGCCCTTGGCGGGCGCGTTCGGGCGGGTCGTCGTCACGTCGGGCGACGCCGACCCCGTCGTCGTCGGCTTGGACCGGGACGGGTTCACCTTGGTGACGGTGAACCGCGGGATCACGGTCACGGTGACGATCGTCGCGGCGGGGGTGTGACATGGCGCAGCAACTCGCCGTCGTCAGGTACCTCGACGCGACCGAGCGGGTCATCGCGACCGGGCCGGAGATGCGGGCGGTGATGCAGGGCCTCGTCGACGACCTCGCCGTCGAGGGTGCGCGGCGCGCCCCGAAGGAGTCGGGTGCCGGCGCCGGGTCGATCGAGGGTCGGGTGCGGCGGGTCCCGCAGGGCTGGGAAGGCCGCGTCGCGTGGGCCCGACGCCACTACTACATGTACATGCAACACGAGGGGTGGACGGACCGGGCCGGGCGACGCCACCCGGGCCGCCCGTTCCTGCGCGAGGCGGCCGCCGGTCGGCGGGACATCAGGTGAATGGGAGGCCCGTCATGGGCGACAGCACAACGGACAGCGGGCGCGCCGACGAGCTGCGCATGCTGCTGTCCGCGCCGGCCGTGGGGGTGCCTCACGGCTCGGCGACGCAGGAAGAGCGGCAGAGCTACGCGGAGCGCCGGCTGGCGCAGCGGGAGACCTACGGGCAGTACACGGCGACCGGGCCGATCTACTGGCCGGGGACCGGGATCCTCGTTTTCACGACGGGGCAGGAAGTGCCCTTGGAGCACGTCGAGATGTGGGAACTCGAACTGGCCGGGGTCGTGGAGCGGGTCGCGTCGCCGGAGCTGGCGCGCGCCGGCCGGCGGTTCGCGTCGAAGGCCGAGGGCGCCCGGTGGGCCGCCGCGCAGACCGAGGCCGACGAGCAGCAGCCGGGCGGGGACGAGTCGCCGCAGGGCGACACCGACCCGGGCCAGGCCGGCAGCGGCGACAACGACGACAAGGCGACCAGCGGCAAGCCGCGGCGCCGCGCCGGACAGGGGGCCTGACATGCCTACGGTGGCAACTCCGTTCCTGATGCAGGACCCCGGGTTCCTGTGGCACGCACCCGCCGGCACGGCGTTCCCCACGGGCGCGCCGGTCGGCTCGAAGTACGTCGACGCGCCGTCCGTGACGTGGATCGAGGTCGGCGCGACCGAGGACGGGAAGCGGTTCCGGTACGCCCCGTCGATCGAGGCCGTCACGGTCGCCGAGTTCCTCGACCCGGTGAAGTGGCGCACGGTGGCCCGTGAGGGGTCGTTCTCGTTCAACCTGGCCGACTTCACCCTGCAGAACCTGAAGCGGGCGATGAACGGCGGCACGATCGCGTCGACGGGGTCGGGTGCGACCGAGGACAACGAGCTGACCCCGCCCGGGCTCGGGAACGAGACCCGGTCGGCGCTGCTGTGGGAGTCGTCCGACTCGACGATGCGGATCTTCATGTACTCGACGATCAACGTCGCGGAGATGGAGATGGCGTTCGCGAAGGCCCCGGCGATCGCCGTGATCCCGTGCGAGTTCCGGTTCGAGCTCGACGGGTCCGGCAACATCTTCAAGGTCAAGGGCACGAACGTCCGGAAGGGCGTCTGATGTCGCGGCGGGGACGTAGGCGCGGGCCGCAGACCGGTCCGCGCCCGGACCTGCGCGAGCAGCAGGCGCAGGCGCAAGAGGCGATGGACCGGCCGATGCTGCCGCTGATCCGGGGCCGGCAGCTCGACCTCGGCGACCTGTCGGGTGAGCAGGTCGACCCGATCACGGCCGAGTTCGTGTACTTCGGCAAGACGTTCCGGGTGAACCCGGACCTGTCCGAGACGCAGGTCGTCGACCTGCTCGAAGAGGCCGAAGAGGTCGACGTCGACGACCCGCGGAACCTGCTCGCGGCGAAGGACTACGTCCGGGGGCACCTGCACCCGGACGACTTCGACGACTTTTGGGACACCGCGCAGGCGAACCGGCAGGGCGTCCCGCAGGTCGTCAAGGTGTGCTGGCGGATCCTCGAACTGATCACGGACCGCCCTACGCCGCCGCCGTCCGACTCTGCGGATGGGCGGCGAGAAACCCCGACGAAGTCGCTGGCTGGTGCGTCAGGACCGGTCGGCGGCAGATCCGCGCGGGAGCTCGGAGAGACGTTCGTGGCGGAGTACGAGGCGCAGGGCAGGCCGGACCTGGCGGCGCAGGTGATGCTCGCAGTCGAAGCGCGGGAGCGGCGGGGCCTCGTTACGGTCTGACCCTCGCCGAGGTGTGCGACGTGGCGTACCTGGTGCAGCGCGAACGCCTCGAACGGTTGGCGCTGCACCAGATGTCGCTGCTGCCGCACCTCGAAGAGGACGTGCGGAAGGAAATGCCGACGGTCGACCAGGTCCTCGCAGAGTTCGACGTGTGGCTGTACGAAGAGCCCGACGGTGATCGGGCGCTGACGCCGGAGGAACGGCGGCAGCTCGACCTGCACCGCCTGCTCGGTGTGGCGAAGGGACGGTGACCCGGTGGCGCCCACGCTGGCCGAGACCGCGCTCGTCGTGCACGCCGACATGCGGCGGGTCAAGCCGACGGTCGTCGCGGCGGCGACGTCCGCGGGTGAGGCCGGCGGCGCCGCGCTCGGTGAGGGCGTCACCCGCGGCGCCGACGGGAAGCTCCGCGACGCGCACGGCCGGTTCGTGTCGATGGGTGGCAGGTCCGGCCGGGGGTTCGGGGCGGGGTTCGAGAGCGGGTTCGGCGGCACCCTGAAGAAGGTCGCGCAGGTGATGCTGTCGCGGTTCGCGCTGATCGGGGCTGGGGCGGCGGCGGCCGCGCCGGGGGTGCTGCAGCTCACCGCGGCGCTGCTGCCGGCGGCCGGCGCCGTGGTCGGGCTCGCCCCGGCGATCGCGGGTGCGGTGACGGCGACGCAGACGTTCAAGGTCGCCACGTTTCAGGTGTCCGACGCGGTCAAGAAGGGTCTGTACGGCAGCGCGAAGGCCTACCAGAAGGCCCTCGAAGACCTGCCCCCGGCGCAGCGGGCCGTCACCGAGTCCCTGGTCGGGTTGAAGTCGGTCATTCAGTCGGTGCGGCAGTCGGTGGGTGAGCGGTTCTTCGCGCCGATGGTCGACGACATGCAGCCCCTCGTGAACACGTACGTGCCGCTGTTCCGGACGGAGATGGCGGCGCTCGGCGGGCAGATGGGCCTGTTCGGGTCGAGGGTCCTCGAAGTGGCCCGGTCCGCGCCTGTCGTGGCGACGCTGCGGGAATCGTTCCGGTCGACGGGCGGCGCCGTCACCGCGCTGCAGGGCGCGATCCAGCCGGCGACGGACGCGATGGTCGCGCTGCTCCGCGCGACCCTGCCGACCCTGCCGGGCATGGCGGCCGGGTTCACCCGGGTGGTGGAGCGGGTGCGGGACTTCGTGGTGCACGCGTCGCAGTCCGGGGCGGTCGTGCAGGTGTTCCGCGACGGCGTCGAGACGTTGAAGACCCTCGCGCACACGGCCGGGAACATCGGGGTGATCTTCGCGCAGGTGCTGCGGTCCGCGAACCAGCAGGGCGGGTCCCTGCTCGTCACGTTCGACCAGCTCACCGGGGAGATCGCCGACTTCGCGACGTCGGCGCGGGGCGTCGCCGGGATCAACGCGCTGCTCGGCACCATGGCCCGGATCGGGGACGCCCTGCGGCAGGGCCTGGCGGTGGCGTTGCCGGCCGTCGCCGACTCGTTCCGGGTCCTCGGCCCGGCGATCGCCGGTGCGGCCGGGCCGGCGGTGCAGCTCGTGACGGCGTTCGCGCCGCTGCTGCCGCTCGTCGCGGGGATCGCCGCGCAGGTGCTGCGTGCCCTCACCCCGGCGATCGCCGCGGTCGCCGGGTACCTCGCGCAGAACGAGTGGGCGGTGAAGGCGCTCGTCGGGTCCCTGGTCGCGTACCGGGCGGTCATGCTGACGTCGGCGGCGATCACCGCCGTGCAGGGCGCGGGGAGCCTGCTGAAGTACCTCGCGTCGACGAAGCTGGTCACGGCCGCGACGAAGGCGTGGGCGGCGGTGCAGACCATCATGAACGCAGTCCTCACCGCGAACCCGATCGGGCTGGTCGTCGCCGCGCTGGCCGCGCTGGCGGGCGCGGTGTACCTGGCGTGGACCCGCTCGGAGACGTTCAGGAAGGTCGTCACCGCGGCGTGGCAGGGCATCAAGGCGGCGGCGCAGTCCGTCGCGAACTGGTTCATGACGTCGGCGCTGCCCACGCTGCGGGCGGTGTGGGACGGCATCGCGTCGGGGGCGACGTGGCTGTGGCGGACCGTGCTGCAGCCGGTGTTCCTGGCGTGGGTGGCGTACTTCCGCAACGTCGTCGCGCCGACGGTGATGTGGCTGTGGCGCAACATCGTCGCCCCCGCGTTCGCGGGGATCCGCCTCGCCGTGCAGGTGTGGTGGGCGATGGCGCAGATCATCTTCAAGGCCGCCGTCATGTACTTCCGGACGGTGCTGGCGCCGACGTTCACGTGGCTGTGGCGCAACATCGTCGTGCCCGTCTTCAACGGGATCCGCGTGCAGATCCAGACGTGGTGGAACCTCGCCCGGGCGATCTTCACCGCGGTGATCGGGTTCATCCGTGGGACGCTCGCCCCGGCGTTCACCTGGTTCTGGCGCAACATCATCGTCCCGACGTGGAACGGGATCACGGGGACCCTGTCGAGGGGCTGGCAGGCCATCAGGACGGGCGTGTTCGACCCGCTGCGGAACTTCATCATGAGGACCCTGCCGGACGGGTTCCGCGCCGGCACCGACGCGATCCGGCGGGCGTGGGACGGGGTGCGGGAAGCCGCCCGCAAGCCCGTCGCGTTCGTCGTGAACTCGGTGATCAACCCGCTGCTGCACGGCCTGCGGATGGTCGGCGACTTCTTCAACGTGAGGACCCCGGCCCGGATCCCCGGGTTCGCCCGCGGCGGCCTACCCGACCGGGGCGGCCGCATCCCCGGCGCCGCGTCGACCGTCGACAACATGCTCGCCGGTGGGCCCGGCGGGATCCTGAAGGTCGCCACGGGCGAGTTCATCACGAACGCGTTGTCGACGTCGGCGAACCTGCCGCTGATGCGGGTCATCAACGACAAGCGGGGCCGGGTCACCCACGAAGACCTCGACCCGGTCCTCGACGGCCGCGCCCGCGGCGGCCCCATCGGCGACGGCATCGGCGACTTCTTCGGGAAGGTGTGGAACGGGATCAAGGGCGCCGCGTCGATGGTCGCCGACCCGAAGGCGGCCCTCGCGAAGGTCGCGAACGCGGCGATCGCCCGGATCCCCGGCGGCGGCGGGATCCGCGACATGATGGTGTCGCTCGGCCGCAAGGCGATCGGGTGGGTCGGGCAGTGGATCGACAGCACCCTCGGCGGCGCGGCGGGCAGCGCGGCGGGCATCGGCGGCGGCAGCGTCCTCGGCGGGTACCGCGGGATGCAGCGGCTGATCTCGGCGCGGTTCCCCGGCCTCGGCATGATCTCCGGTTTCCGGCCCGGGTCTCGGACCCTGTCGGGCAGGCTGTCGTACCACGCCCGCGGCCGGGCCGTGGACTACCCGCCGTCGCGGGCGCTCGCCGCGTGGATCCGCGCCACGTTCGGCGGCCGCACGAAGGAGCTGATCACCCCGTTTCAAGAGCTGAACCTGCTCAATGGCCGCCCCCACCGGTACACGGGCGCCGTGTGGAACCAGCACAACTTCGCGGGCGGGAACGCGCACGTGCACTGGGCTGCGGCGCTCGGCGGGCTGATCGGACGCCGGTCGGGGCTGCCCGGCTCGTACCCGGGCCTCGGCGGGATCGCGAAGGTCGCCCGCGCCGACTTCGGGTCCGTCACCCTCGGCCGCGGGTGGAACCTGATCGAGAACCGCACCGGCCGGCCCGAGCCGTTGCAGGCCCCGTCGTCGAGCGGCGCCGTCGAGGCGCTGCTGCGCGAGCTCATCGACGCGGTGCGGGAGAACCCGGCCGGGCTGGCGGCGGCGCTGTCGTCGAACCAGCGGACCATGGCGCGGCAGGTCCGCACCGGCGGGTGGAGGTAAGCGGCATGGTGTCGATCACGCTGACGAAAGTGTGGCTGAACCGGCTCGACACCGGCGAGGCGATATCCGCGCAGTCCGCGAAGGGCGGCCGGACGCAGGAGTTCACCAACGAGACGACGATCCGCCGGTACGCCTCGGGCCGGATGCGGCCGATCGGTGTGAAGGGGGAGACGGGCACCCTGACGTACCCGCTGGTCGACGTGTCCCTCGCGACGAAGGAGATGCTGCGGGAGTGGGCGCGGGACATGGTCGCCGTGCAGGTCCGCGACGCCCGGTCGCAGAAGTGGTTCGGGGTGTTCGCGGGCGTGTCCGTGGTCGAGTCGCCGGAGCCGGGGTTCTACGACGTGACGATCACGGTCAACACGATGACCCACGTCGAAGGGGTGTGACCGGTGCAGCCGTACGTCGACGGGCCCCGGACGGGGGTCGTCACCTCCGACCAGGTGGTGTGGCTGGTGCGTGACGCGCCGCTGCAACTGTCGGCGGGGTTCGAGCTGGTCGACATCGACCTGACCGTGATCGACGACTTCAAGGACGACCTCGGCGGCGGGCAGGTGGAACGGAACTCGTACGCCACCCTGCACGGCACCGGGCAGTTCAAGCTGCGGCGGCAGTTGGATTGGGGGTCGGCGCTGGTGCGCCCGTACATCGTCCTCGCGTCGTACGACACCGTGCCGCCGGCCCGGTTCAATCTCGGCGTGTACCACACCAGCACCCCGGCGCGGTCGTTGGAGGAGACGGAGACGACGTACGACGTCGACGGCTACGACATCTTGCACCGCCTGAACCAGTCCGTCGGGGACGCCTACTCGATCAGCGCGGGCGACGGGATCCTGCAGAAGGTCGAGGACATCATCCAGTCGCAGGGCTTCACGCAGTACGTCATCGACCCGTCGGGCGCCGCGAAGGTCGCCACCGCCGACCGGGGGTGGGCGTTCGACAAGAACGTCACGTGGCTGAACATCGTGAACGACCTACTCGGCATGATCGGCTACCAGGGTGTGTGGTCGGATTGGGACGGCCGGCTGCGCTGCGTGCCGTACCTGACGCCCCTGCAGCGCGGCGTCGAGTGGGTGTACGACGACAACCCCAAGACGACGATGCTGTCGACGAAACGGACCCTGGTCGAGGACTACTTCGACCGCCCGAACCGGTGGGTGTTCTACCGCACCAACATGCCGAACGACGCCGAGCCGACCGAGGGCAACGGCCGGTACACGTACATCAACCAGACCCGCGGGAAGACCAGCGTGCAGGAACGCGGCGGGCTGGTCGTCAGCGGCGACCCGATCGGGTTCGAGGCGGTCAGCCACGCCGACCTGGTCGCCCGGGCGCAGCCCATCATCGACGCCGACATTCACGTGCCGGTGACCGTGGAGGTGGAGACGTCGCCGATGCCGCTGCACTGGCACTTCGACCGGCTGCTGTACGACGACCTCGCCGCCGGCCCGATCTCCGACGTGATGTGCACCTCGTGGGCGTTGCCGCTGCCACCCGACGACGGCGACATGCGGCAGTCGTGGAAGGTGCTCTACCAGTGAGCACGATGGGGCAGTTCAACGCCGACCAGATCCGCGCGATCAAGTACCTGATCTCGCAGGAGAAGTTCGTCGACGCCCTGGCCGGGTTCGTCGTCACCCGCGACGCGGCCAGCAACACGGCCACGGTGCGGCACGTGAACGCCGACCAGCCCATCCCGATGAAGGTCGCCGGGAACGTGTACTGCCGCGCCGGGGACAAGGTCCTGACGAAGCTGTTCGACACGCAGTGGTGGGTGATCGGCGCCGACACCTCCCTCGCGTTGGGCGAGGCGAACGCCACGATGATCGGGTCGTCGCAGAACACGTCGGTGGCGACGTACAGCGACGTCACGGGCTGGCCGAACCAGGTGTTCGAGAAGGCGCAGAACTCCACCTACGTGCGCCTCGGCCTGAACGCCAGTTTCTGGCCGTCGGTGTCGCTGCCGTGCGCCGTCCGGTGGGCGGTGCGGGTCACCGCGCTCGACCCCGTCGCGTGGACGGCCACCGACGTGAACCTCGGCTTCCAGTACGGGGCGGTCCTGAACCAGCACCAGCCGTTCTACTCGTTCGCGTGGGTCATCAACATGCCCGCCGGCCGGTACTCCCTGCTGCCGCGGTGGCGCCGGTACGCCGGCAGCGGGCAGGCCAACATCGACGTCGGAGACTGGTTCCACCTCGAAGCGAACGAGGCCGTCCGATGGTGGGGCTGAAAGGGGTGTCGCCGTGGCGACCGTGACCACGACCACGCAGGCGGACCCGCTGGCGATGCCGTCGAACGCGCCCATCGGCCGGGACGCGTCGAACGGCAACCTGTTCGTCATCGTCCGCACCGGCGCGTCGACCCTGACCGTGTACCGCTCGACCGACAGCGGCGGGTCGTGGGCGTCGTACGCGGCGTTCACGCACACCAACCTGGGCAGCGTCGCCGAGTGGTCGAGCTTCATCGTCGACAAGAACGGGTGGGCGCACCTGGCGTACCGGGTGTCGGACACGTCGTCGGACACGATCTGGTACCGGCGGGTGTCGACGTCGGCGGCGTCGCCGACGTGGTCCGGGGGGCTGCAGTTGTCGGAGACCGACGGCAACGGCGGCAGCCCCGGCTCGGTGTGGCAGGGCGTCGACATGGCGGTGGTCCGCAACCCGGACGCCTCGTACTCGATCGCGGTCGTCGGGTGCCGGACGCAGAGCAGCTACCCGCGGTACGGCATCCAGATCATGGGTGTGACGATCACGCCGGGTGGGGCGGTCAGCCGCAAGAACGGCCTGGTCGCCGGCACCCGGGAGTATTGGATCCACGGCGTCACGCCTGGCCGGTTCGGGGTGTCGTGCGAGACGGAGCACAACGGCACCGGTGACACGTCCGCGAACGTCCCGAATCTGTGGGTGTCGTGGGGCCGCATCGACATCGCCATGGTGAAGCTGATCTGGTCGCAGTCGACCCTCGGGTGGACCGGCCCGTCGACCGGCGTGTTCCTGAAGCTCAGCGCCGCCGCGCAGGACGACCGGCCGGCCCGCTGGGACGGCGTCCGGTGGATCACCGCGTCGATCGACCCGAACGACCTGACCGAGGTCGAGGTCCGGGAGCGGAACCAGGCGAACACGAAGACGACGCTGCTGCCGGCGCCGCCCGCGCACCCCGCGGGGAACGTGCGGAACATCGCCCTCAGCTACGACTACACGACGAAGAACCTGCGGGTGTTCGCGACCGGCACCAGCACGACGCACCTGTACTTCGTGGACTACGTGCGGCAGACGGCGACGTGGGGTGCGTGGGCGCAGGTGTCACCGACCGCGGTCCTCGGCACCGGCGGCGTCGAGTTCGGGGTGCGGCACGGCGGCACGTTCGGCAACGCCCGCCACGACGTCGTCACCGCGCACGCCGGTTCCCCGAACACGGTCGCGCACACCGGGCAGACCGGCAGCTCCACGCCGAACACCCCGCAGTGGGTGACGTCGACGCAGCCGTACACCCATGGCGGCGCCGCCGACGTCGGCGCCGCGCTCACCCTCGACTGGTCGTTCTCCGACCCCGACCCGGGCGACACGCAGTCGTCGTGGGCGCTGTCCCGGCAGATCGGGGCGGGCACCGTCCAATACTGGCGGTCGTCCGACAGCACGTGGCAGGCGACGGAGCAGCAGAACGCCGGGTCGAGTACGCAGGTGACGTTCGCCGCCGGGTGGGCGGCCGGCACCGACGCCGCGTACACGTGGAAGGTCCGCGTATGGGACTCGGCGAACACCCCGTCGGCGGACTACTCCAACGGGCTGACGCTGATCCCGTCGACGAAGGTCGACCCGGCGATCACCTCGCCGACCCCCGGCGGTGTCGTCAACACCGAACGCGTCACCGTCACGTGGACCGCCACCGAGCAGACGCAGCGGCGGGTGCGGCTCCTCACCTCCGGCGGGACGCAGCGCCACGACAGCGGCTTCCAAGCCGACACCACGAAGACGTACACCGTCCCGTACACCCTCGACAACGGCACCGCCTGGCAGGTCGAGGTCACCACGAAGAACAACGAGGGGTTGACGTCGAACGCCGACACCCACTCGTTCACCGTGTCGTACGCGCCGCCGCCGCCGCCGACACCGACGTTCACGGTCAACGCGGCGAAGGGGTGGATCACCGTCGCGGCGGCGGCGGCGGCGCCGGTCGGGGCGCAGCCGGCAATCACGTCCCTCGCCCTGTACCGGCGGATCCGGACCACGCTCAACATGGCCGCGAACCCGGCCATGGACGGCGGGATCGGGGGCTGGTCGACGCAGGGCGGCAGCAGCGCGTACTCGACGGCGCAGTTCCGCAGCGCGCCCGGGTCGGCGCTGATCACCCCGAACGGCTCGAACCTCGACAGCCTGCTGTTCTCCGACCTGAAGCCGGACGTGTCCGCGCTGATCGCCGCGGGGTCGCTGTTCTACGCCGGTGGGTGGATCCGCCCGACGACGGGCAACAAGTCGCTGCGGGTGCGGGTGCCGTTCTACGACGCCGCCGGCACGTTCATCGCCGCGACCGTCGCCACGTACCCGGCGCCGGTCGCCGGGGCGTGGGTCTACATCGACGTGGTGGGGAACCCCGCCGACGCGCCGGGCGCCGTCCGGGTCGGCCTGTCCATCGGGCTGACCGGCACCGCGGCGATCACCGACACCGCCCACGTCGACGAGCTGTGGTTCGGCGTCTACGACCCCGACACCGGCGTGCCCGTCGCGGCCGCGGTGTCACCGGCCGGCAGCGTCGACGATTGGGGGGTGGCGGGCGACCTGCCCTACCAGTACCGGTGGACGGCGGCCGGCGCGAACGGCACCGCCGTGACCGGGCCGTGGACGGAGTGACGGAGAGGGGCGGCGGATGCCGATCGACCTTGGAGACCTGACCGCGATCACCCTCGTGGCCGACGACCGCACCCCCGAGCCGATGCTGAAGTACGACAAGCTGACGATCGGGGTGCCGGCGGAGCAGGCCGCGCTGCTGCCCGACGACGGCCGGCCCGACGTGCTGATCTTCCGGTACGCCGACAACGTCGTCAGCGCCTACGGCTACCTGCGCGTGACGTCGGGGACGGCGCTGCAGTGGGTCCTCGCGCCGGAGGAGGACCCCGACCTGGCGGCGCTGGCGTCGATCCCCGGCCCGCAGGGATGGGCGGACCCGGCCGCCCTCGACGAGTACCGGGCGTGCGCGCGGATGATGAAGAGGCGGGGGATTTCCCGGGCGGAGCTGGCGGCGCTGCGCCGGCTGTATCAGGCGGCGGTCGCGAACCACGTCGCGCAGCAGGACGCCGCCGGCCGGTGAAGGGGCGGCGTGTCTGGCGCGCTGGGGCGGCCCGGTCCACAATGACGGTGATCCCGCCCGCGGGGCGGCCCACATCGAAGGAAGTGCAGCGATGACGAATCCGGAGAGGAAGGACGGCCGGGGGTTCCTCGGCTTCGACAGCCTGGTCGGTAACACCGTGAACGGCGTCGTGACGGTGGCCGGTCTGGCGGTGGTGGAGTGGCTGGGGACGATCGACTTCTCGACGCTGCCGACGTTCTTCGCGACGATCGCGGCCCCGGCGGCGGGGTACGTGGCGGGTCTGATCACGTCGAAGGTTCTGCCCCGGTTCAAGCGGACCGCCTGACCCCGGAACAACGCAGCGGCCCCCGGCATCTCCGCCGGGGGCCGCGTCGTGCGTCGGGGCTACTGCGCCGGCCGGGTCCGTTCGGCGCGGGCACGCCGATACGGCTCGATAGTGGCAGGCAGGTAAAAGGCGCGGGGTGCGCCGTCGATGACGTCGTACCCGTCGGGTTTCGGGGCGTGACCGCGGGACACCCGGGCGCGCCAGTCGGACGGTTCGATGCCGAACTCGGCGGCGACGTCGGCGACGGTGAGGCGCCCCTGCGCGTCGGGCATCAGTCCATCTCTCCGTACTTGGCTCGGACATCGTCGACCGTGGCGAACCCGATGAAGTCGAGGGACCGTGTGCGCAGCGCCGCCTCCACCTGTGCCTCTGCGGCTTCCTGCGAGGACGCGAACACGTAGCGGCCGTAGTTGGTGAGCCACCACGGGTCGCCGTCGCCGTCGCGGAATACTGGCCGGCCGGCGGCGCGTTGCGCTCGGGCGGCGGCGTCCCGGTCGACGATCGCGAGGACCGCGGCGATCCCCGCCCTGCGCCGGTATCCGTCGGTGGACGGCCCGCCGTCGAGTTCGGCGTCGGCGGTGTGCCAGGCCGCGCCGAACGCCTCGACCATCTCGTCGGTCACTTCGGTCATCGGTCTGTCCTCTCGTGCGCGAGGAACGCGTCGAAGTCCGCGAACACCTCGACCGCCGGGTGGGCGTGGAACACGTTCTCCCGCGGCCCCACGATCACCAGCCGGATCCGCGTCCCGGGCAGCCCGAACTCCTCTTCGTGCAGGGCGATGGCGTACCCGAACTCGACGTGCCGGCCACCCATCGACGGGAACCCCGTCGGGGCGTCGGGGGTCTCCGTGAACTGCACGAACACGTCGGCGCCGCTGATGTCCGCGAGGTCGGCGCGGGCGAACTCCCACGCACGGGCGGGGTCGGCGTTCAGGCGTTCACCGACGCACGGGTCGGGGTCGGCGGTGGCGTCGATCCACCGGGCCGACACCTTCGCCCCGGCGTGGGCGGCGTGCAGCCGGTCGCGGTAGCCGCGCAGCTCCGCGTTGCGGGAGAACCGGGCGACGAAGTAGTAGACGATCGGGCGAGTCCACCCGGGGGCGCTGGCCATGGCGGTCATCCTTCCCGCAGCCGGGTCAGGTGGTCGGTCAGATCCTCGGGAAACTCGTCACCGAGCTCGATCGTGATGGTCGCGTACCGGGTCTTCGGGCCGCCCTTCGGGGCGGTGTCGACCACGGCGACCCGGACCCGGTCGGGCCCGAACTGGTGGGTTTGGCCGGCGAGGGTGACGGTCACCTGGTCGCCGGACTTCATGGTGCGGAGCATGGTTCTCCTCTCACCGGCTGAGCCGGCGGGCCTCGTTCTTCGCTGCGGTGCTCGCGTGCTCGCGGGCGTCGTGGTCGGCCGCGTCCAGGGCCCGCCCGATCACGGCCTCTAGGCCGTCGGAGCGGACCACACTGCCCTGGTCGTGCTCGTAGCTGTTGCCGGCCGTGTCGGCGCAGGCCGCGTAGCGGACGATTTCGCGGCCGGCTCCGTCGGTGACGGTGACGGACACGGTCGCGCGTACCTTGTAGTTCTGCAGCATGGGCATCGGTGGCTCCTTCCGGTCAGGGGCCGCGTCAGCGGCCGGTGGCCCACAAGGTCACGAACCCCGCGACCATCAGCAGGGACACGGCGACGGTGGCCGCCGCCATCCCCGGCGTCAGCGGCTGGCGGGGCTTGCCGACCATCGTGACCGTCGTCAGCGAGCCGCCGATCTGCACCATCACGAGGGCGATCAGGATCGCAGTGCGCATGGGTGGTTCCTTCCGGTTGGGGAGCGCGGCACGTTCAGCCGCACACGGACGGCATCGGCTGATGCCGGATGGTGCACCCCGGGCAGTACGAACTGCCCGAGGGGTCAACGAACCCGCCAGCCGGGTGCCCGCTGAACCGGATCGGCCGGGGACAGTGCCGGCACCGCAACGGGTGCTCAGGGATCAGCAGCCGCGGCCGGGGCAGCAGCCACGACAGCAGCGCGCGGAGCATCATCAGCGGCGCCCGGCAGGTAGGCGCAGCCACACGACCGCGGCCGCGACGGCGGCGAACTCGCGGGCCGCGGCCAGCGCGTCAGCGACCCGGTCGACCGCAGCGATCAGCCGGTTCACCACGACGACAGCCCCCACCGCACGTACTCCACGAACCAGCCCGCCACCCACAGCAGCGCGGGGGCGAGCAGCGCCACCACGACGAGCAGCAGCACGACCCCGAACACCTTCGCGCCGGTGGGAAGGTCACGGAACGGCGGGGAGTCGCCGGCCGGCGCGTTGCGGGGCCCGATGGTGTGGCGGGTGGCGTTCCCCGCGGCGTCGCTCATGCCCGGCGGTCGGTGCTCGGGGCCGGGGGTGTCGTTCGGCATGGTCATCCTTCCCTGATGAACTCGATGGTCCGGCTGATCAGCTTCTGCTGCGCGTTCACGAACACGCGGTCGATGCGCGCGCCGTCGAACCACGTCACGATTGTGTCGCCGGGTCTGTCGGGGTGGGCGAGGACGGCGCGGCCGCCGACGACATCGCCGACGACCTGCCAGCCGTGCTCGTACAGCGCGGCGATCAGTTCCCGGGTCGGCTGGTGCGTCACCCCGGCGAGGTCGGGCGGGGCGAGGGGCGCCCGGCGCGCCGTCACCGGCCCCGCCCCCCACGGCGGCGTGACGCCCGGTCGAGCGTCGCAACGAGCAGCACCGCGGCGAGGACCACCAGCGCCAGCACCACCAGCCACCCGAACACAGCACGGTCGTCCATCACTGCCCCCTGCGGTACTCCGGCCGGGCGGCCGGGTCGTCGATACGGTCCTCGGGCCACGCGAGCAGCGGCGCCCACCCTCGCCGCTGCGCGTACCCGCGGGCGCGGGCCGCGGCGGCACCCCACGGCCAGCACGTTTCGTGCTCCGCGGCGATCTTCGCGATCGCGTCGGCGAGCGCGGCGCGGACCCGGCCCGTGCCCTCGGCGTGCGCGATGGACTGTGTGAGCCGGCCCGGCGCGTACCCGGCCTGCCGCGACTGCCACACCAGGGAGTGCCCTTGCGCGGCGAGGCCGCGTACCCGCCGGATCGTCCCGGTGGCGTCGACCAGCGCCCGCGGGTGCAGGTCGAGGGTGACCCGCAGCAGGGCGTCGCGGTCGACGGCGTACATGGTGCGGGCCGGTACCCGCTTGCGGGGGTGCCCCCACAGCAGCCGGTCCACGACGTACCGGGACACCCCGGCGCGGTCGGCGATGCGGTGGTGGCCCATGCCGGCCGCCATGAGCGCGCGGACGTGGGCGTGGGCGGCGGCGGCGTCGACCATCACGTTCCGCGTCTCGGGGGCGTGGTGGGACGTGGCGGCGTGCCCGATCGCGGTGTCGACGACGTCGCCGGCCGGCTGCCGGGCGGTGCTGGCGAGGGTGAGGCCGGGGTGGTCGTCGTGGTCGCAGACCGCGGTGACGGTCCCGTCGGCGTGGCCACGCAGGTGCACGTAGTCGGGGAGGGCGGTCACTGCCGCCGTCCTCGGAGGTCGCCCCGCTGCTCCATGTCGACGAGCAGATCGGCGATCCGCTGTGCCGCCTCGTTCGCCTCGCCGTCGGCGGCGACCGCTTCGCGGTACACCGCGACCGCGACGAGCAGGTCGCCGTGGTCCTCGGCGGGCAAGGTGATCGTGACCCGGCGGCCGCTCACAGCGTGGCGGCCTTCACGCGGGGCAGCACCTTGTACGGCTGCCGCGGGATCAGCCGCGCGTACGGGCGGCCGTGGCACCAGGCGGTGCGCCACCCCCGGCTGTCCGCCGGCTCGATCCGGTCGATGCGGTGGACCCCGCCGAGCAGGACCAGCTCGTCGCCGACGACCAGGTCGTCGCCGGAGTCGGCGACGACGGCGCCGACGGACCGCTCGTACGTGGTGAGCTCTCCGTGGTAGCGGGCGGCGTGCAGCGGCATCGTCACCGCCCCCTGCGCAGCAGCACGAACTGCCGGACGGCGGGGGCGGCGGCGGCGAGGAACGGCACACCCCACGGGTCGAGCACGAGTAGTCGCTGCGCCGCCGCGGCGAGCAGCACGACGATCAGGATCCCGTACAGCAGGGCCGCGCGGCCGCCGGCCGGTGCGGAAGCGTTCGAGTTCGCCATGCCCCGAAGGCTACAGCGCCCGCTGTAGTGATCGGAAGGGGTGGACACGCGAAAGGGCGGCAGGTTGGCACACCAGCCACCCCGCCGCCCTCGGACAGTCGCGGACGACCCCGGTCAGTCCCGGTCGTCCGACCCCGGGTCGTCCGGCCCGTACCGGCCCACGGCCCGCACCTCCCGGTTCGCCTGCCGCGGATACCGCGGCTGCAACACCACCTCGCCCCGCGCCGCGCGTTCCCGCAACGCCTTCGCCGCGTGCTGCATCTCGATCTGCAGGTCGTCGTACGCCTGCGACCACGCCGCGTCGTACTCCGGCAGCCACGCGGCGCCCGCCGCCCTGTGCAGCGTGTCGAACAGGACGACCTTCACCAGCGCGTACTCGTCGGGGGTGGCGCCCTGCGCCGGCACGCCCTCACCCCGGAAGAACAGGGCGTGGTGCTCCCCGAACGTGCGGGCCGCCCGGTTGATGTACGCCATCGCTTCGGGGTCGGTGTCGTCGTAGTGGGTGGCGAGCGCGACGATCGCGGCGAGCAGCCGTTCCCGCTGGTGCGCGCCCGGGCTGCCCTCCTCCCCGGCCGTCGCGGTGATCAGGTCGGCGGGGAACAGCGGCACCAGGTGCGGGGCCCGCTCGACCAGCGACGCGTAGAACGCGCGGACCACGAGGTCCCCGTCCTGCACCAGCGCGATCGACTCCTGCAGCAGGTCGGCGACGGTGGGGACGACGCCGCGGCCGCGGCACGTCGGGCAGGGGGTGCGGTGGGACTGCCGCGGCTGCGGCTGCTCGTCGGGGACGGTGTGCGCGTCGGTGGGGTAGCCGGTGTCGGTGTCGGTGTCGGTCATGGGTGGGTCCTCTCGGATCTTCGGGAACTGTTCGGTGGGTGCGTCGGGGGCGGGGAGCCGGGTCTCGGTGGTCCCGCCGTTCCATCCGGCGCGGGGCGGGCCACTCCACGGGAGGCGCATCAGCGGGGCACCCCCGGAGGGGTCGTGCACTCGCTGTGGCCCGGCTGCGAGCACACCGCGCAGGCATCGACACCCATCGGCTGTCCACCGTTGTACCCGGCGAACACCGGAGCGGCGCGCTGGCAACACTGGCAGGTGCCGGCCCGGGAACGATGGCCGAACCAGGCGACACCCACACGTTGACGAAACTCCATGGTCACCTCTCGGGTTAGGGTGCGGGGCATGACTCCCCGCCACGGAAACTTCAAGGCACGGCACCGCCGGCCAGCGCCCGTCAAGGCAGCGGCAGCCCGGGCCGGCGCCGCGACCGCGGTCGCCGCCGCCATCACCGCCGCCGGGATCGTCGCCCCCACCCCGGCACCGTTCACGACCACCACAGCACCCCCGACACCCGCGCCGACGCCGGTCGCCGCGAGGCAAGGCGTCGGCCGCGCCCCCATCACCGACTGGTACGAGTTCGGCCAGCAGGTCCGCGCCGAACGCGACGCCCGCCTCGCCCGAGAAGCCCGGACGCGGAAGGTCAGCACCAGCGCCCCCGCGGGAGCCGCGCGTACCAAGGCCGACGGCGTGGGCGGCGGCACCGAGGCCGCAGCCGCCACCGGCGGGCGTCTTCGAGGTCGAGCCGGCGGGCGCTCACCGCAGCCGCCGCGGGCGGTAGACCCGCCACCCGAAAAGGTCGAACCACACCGCGGGCGGCGCCGCGACGTGCAGCGGCCGGCCCTCCGCCCGGACCCGGTCGACCGCGTCAGCGACCGCCGCCGGGCTCGCGTCGACCGTGAGGGGGATCCGGCCGTGGCCCGGCAGGATGATGTGCGGGGCGTCGCCGCCGACCGGGCTGCTGTCCCACGGGCCGCGTCGGGAGCGGTGCCGCGGGTCGGGGCGCAGGGACGGCCGGGCCGGCGGGCCGGGCACGACGGGGACGACCGGCGGGACGGTGGGGATCTCGACCGTCGGGTCGTCGACCGGGACCGGCGGCGGGGCGGCGGCGCCGGCCGGCGCGGGGCCGATGTTGTTCAGGAGTCCGGAGACGCGGTCGCGGAACGACCGGGTCGCCGGGTCGGGGGGCGGGTTCGGTGTCATGGGGAGCCTTCCGGTCGGGAGTAGCGCGCTACTCGGATGAGGCGGCGGCGGGTCGGGCGGTGCGGTCCGGCCCGCCGCTTCATACCCGGGCCCGTCGGCGGGCGTGCGGGTTGTGTTCGATGTTCACGATCGGCTCGCCGCGCTGCGCGGCGAAGATGACCTCTTCGCGTTCCCACGCCCGGGCCGTCCACCAGTCGGGGAACTCGGCGACGACGTACTGCACGCCGGTGCAGGACGGGAACCACCACTTCCGTTCGTGGTCGCGGTGCCGGTCCTCGGGGCGGACCCCGATGCCGATGTATCGGCGGCCGCGGCCGGGGGTGGCGTGGAGGTAGTGGTAGCCGTAGTGGGTCTGGTGCCGGTTCGGGCGGCGGCGCCGCCGCGGGGCCGGCTTGGCGGGGGCGGGGCGCGCGGTGGGGCGTCGGCGGCGGCCGCGGAGAGCTGCGATCAGCAGCAGCGCGCCGGCCACGAACAGGGCGCAGGCGATGACGTCCATCAGCGCCGCCTCGTCACAGCGACCACCCCACCGCGAGGCCGGCCGCGGCGAGACCCACGAACCCGAACACCGCGGACACGACCAAGAACTCCCGGGCACCCGGGACCCCCTCGGGCAGCCACGCCCACACGCAGCCGGTCAGGGCGAGGTGCCCGACCGCCTGCACGGCGACCCCGACACCGAGGTACCGCACCACGCTGCGGGCGACGACGTGCTCTGTGCCGCGGGCCGTGGTGATGGACGTCCGGCGCCGGCCCCGCCTCACCGCGCACCGCCCGCGTCGCGGACGTGCTCGATCGCGCGGCCGGGGTCGGCGGTTCGCCAGTCGGGCCACGTCCGCGCCTCGTTGCGGGCTTGCTTCGCGGCGATCGCGTCGATGATGGCCTGCGGCTCATGCCCGGCGCGCCACGCCCCGTCGAAGGCGAGGATCACGACGTCGACCCATTCCTCGACGTCCGTGGGGTCGGCGGAGATCTCCCTCAGCTCTTTCCTGATGTGGTCGATGATGCCCTCGGTACGCAGACCCGGCCCGAACGTGCGCTCGGAGAACGCGCGCTGCCGGGCGAGGTGCGCGGCGTCGATCGACTGCGGCCGGTGGACCGGGTGCGCCTCAGGCAGGTAGCAGCGGTCCCCGAACCGCCACGGATCCGGGCCCTGGCACGCATCCTTCGCCACCGCCCCGGGCACGAACGCGTGCACGTCCGGCCCCGCGGGGGGCCGCTCACGCACGGGCGCTTCATCGTCGAGGCACACCCACTCCGCCGACAACACCCCACCGACCGGCGGGGCCGTACCGTACGGCGCCGCCCACACCGACCCGTCGGGCGCCAGCCACACCAGGAACGGCACCCCGACCGACGCCGACCGGTGCAGCCGCAGCAACCCCGCGAACGTCACCACGGCGCACCCCACACCATCAGGACCGCCGCGGCCAGCAGGCACACACCGGCCGCGCCGACCACGTGCCGCGGACCCCCCGCGCCGCTCACCCGCCGCACCATCCGGTCCTGCAGCCCGCCACCCGCCGCGACCTGCAGCCCGTACACCAGCGCGAGAACCGCGCCGACACCACCGACCACCGACGCGAGCACCTGCCGGTCGACCTCGACCCACGCCCACCAGCAGCCGACCGCGACGAGCAGCACCGCCCCGACCCGGCCGAAGAACGGCCCGAACAGGATCAGCCCGCGGTTGCGCCGCCCGTACTCCCGCAGGGCAGAGTCGCGCATGATCTGAAAGTCCCGGGCCCGCCGAGCTCGGCGGGCACTGCTGGTGAGCATGGTCATCCCTTCCCGAGGGTGCCTAGAAGTCGAGCTCGCCGGACTTGGAGTGCTCACGTTCGTACCGCGCCCGCGTCACGGGCTGCACGACGTTCGAGTCGAAGTTGTGGCCCGCCTTGTTGATCAGCGCGGCGGCCGCCTTCAGGTTGTCCGCGGCGCGCTGCAGCGGCCCGGCGACGGAGTCCGCGGCCCGCTTCGCGTCCGAGCCGATACCGAACCGGCCGGACCCGTCGAGGCCTTCCGACACCAGTTTGTTCACGATGCCCTGGTGCAGCCGGGCCGCCATGTTGTTGAGGAAGTCGTGGCCGGCCATGATCGCCGCGGAGGTGGCCCGGACCATGGCGTTCATCGACTCGCCGTTGCGGACCTTGTCTGTAGACGGGGGGAGCGTGGGCATGGATTCCTTCTTTCGCTACCGTCGGTCATCTTTCCGGGTTCTTGCCGTGGAGTTGCGGCGGCTTGCCGGGCCCCCGCAGGTTCTTGCAGCCGGACTTTCCGGATCTTTCTTCGGGACTTGCAGGCGACTTTCCGGCGGAAAGATCGCCCCTGACCTGTAGTAACGCGGCCGTCGGAGTCTCGGCGCGGCCCGCGTCGACTTTCCGGAGACGCCGGGCCGTCACGCCCCGTGCACGCCCGCGTCGGGCGAGACTCGCGTCAGCAGGAACTGCCCGCGGCCCTCCCGCTCGATCACGATCCCCGGCGGCGTCAGCGCCTCGTCGTCGCACAGCGCCGTGAACCGCTTCGAGATCATCGACTCGTCAGCCTCGACCGTCATCTCCGCGATCAGATCGGCGTTGCGGAACCGGGTCACGCCGCGCTGCGCCATCCGGATCAGCGCGGCGTCGAACTCGGCGATCGCGTGGGCGCGGTCGCGGGGCTCGGGCTTGCCCGTCGGCAAATCGTCAATGTCGCCGTCGGAGTAGTCCGGCAGCGGGTCGTCGTGCTCGGGCAGCCGCCCGTTCTCGTCGCGGAACTCGGACAGGTCGGCGAGCTGGCGGGACTCGTCGAGGAGGGCGTCGAGGTCGTCGTCGCCGGTGTCGTGGTGGCCGTTGGTGTCGGTGTCGAAGTCGACAGGGGGCATGCTGGTTCCCTTCGGGCTGGCGGCGCCCGGGCGGGCGCCGGTGTTGCGGGCCTCGGCCCCGCGGGCGCGGGCGAGGGCGGCCTGTTCGTCGTCGGGCAGGCCGAGGTCGAACCCGTCGCCGCCGGCCTGAGCCGGCGGCTGCACCGGCAGGGCCGCAGCCGCCGGGGCGTCGTCGTCGACCATGCCGAGGCGGCCGGCGCGCACGACGGACGGACGGCACGCCTGCCACACGCCCGCCTTGGTCAGCACCTCGACCTCGCCGGGGGTGAACGTGGCCGGGGTGAACGTGGCGCGGGCCGCCTCGACCGCCCGGCGCAGGTCCCCGTAGTCGTCGTGGGTCTCGTACGAGCGGCAGTCGACCGGGTACCGCTGCTCGGGGATCCCGGGCGCCTGGTCGAGGTAGTGCACGCCGGGCAGGCGAGCGCCGAACGCCTCAGGGTTCGCGCCAGCCGCCATCGTCTCCGCCGACAGCACGAAGCCCTTGTCGTAGTCCTGGCTGATGCCGAACTGCGCCCACATGCCGACCGCGCCGCGAACGTCGGAGTCCATGCCGGCGGCGGTGGCGCGGGGCAGCGCGAACGAAAGTCGGAACCCGAGCGACCGGCCCTTCGTCGCGAGCCACTTCACGTCGGCGGAGTTCTTCACGACGTCGAACTCGTCGGCGAAGATGTGCACCCACGGCAGCCCCGTCGCTTCGGCGGCTTCGTCGTTGAAGTTGCGGTGTTCGCCGAGGACCCGCGAACGGTATTCGCCGAGCATCCGCATCCCCCGCCAGAACAGCCGCGACTGCCCCGAGTTACCGACGGCGAGCGTCAGGAAGTCCATGCACCAGCCAGCGTTCTGCAGCAGCTTCGCAAGGTCGAGGTACGCGACGACGACATTCCTTCGCGACAGCACCTCGGCCGTCTCGATCGCCGCCTCGCCGGACTTACCTGCGCCGGTCATCCCCTGCGAACCTTTGAACACGTCGTTCGGCGAACGGAACCCCGGGCAGAGCTCGCTTCGGAAACCCTTCGGGGTACGGCAGAACGAGTACCACTGCACCTGCCCGTCGCTGTAGTACGACGTCCGGATCGGCCACGAATACGACCCCCCGGGGAAGGACAGGCCGGGCCACGGCTTCCACTCCTTGTGCGGGTCGGTGTGGACCATCCGCACGGTCGAGGTGCCGCCGCGCTCACCTCCGACGATCGACGAACGGCCGCGGATCGCGCCGGCCGCCTCTTCCAGCGCGGGCAGCTTCGCGCGGAGGTCGGCGATCGGCACGCCGGGGTGGTCGATCTCGGCCTGCGTGGCGACGTCGTCGACGACGATCGACCCGCGCCGCACCGACGCGCCCTGCGGCATCTTCAGCAGCTCCGACCACGAGTCGCCGGACCCGTCGCCGCCGGAGTTCGTCGCGGACCGGAACGCGTTGATCCGGTACAGCAGCCACGACCCGCACACCGCCGCCGCGCCGATCATGTACGCGATGAACACCCGGCTACCCGGGGCCGCGGCGTCGTCACGGAGCCGCAGGTACCACGGGTCGGTGTCGGGCCGGTCCCACCCGACCTGCATGCCGAGGCTGATCGCGACGGCGAACAGGTGCACGGTCGCGGCGACGTGCCACACCACGAACGGCAGGCGCCGCTCGGCGACCTTGTACCCGACGGCGAGCGCGATCAGCGGGCCGAACACGCCGAACAGCACGAGGGACAGCCACGTCATGAACCACCGCTCGTGCGGGAACGGCACCTGGTAGAGGCGCAGCGCGAGGATCACCAGCGGGACGATCAGCAGGCCGGCGAGCAGCACCGACGTGAACGGCCGCATCCGGGCCTCGGTCGTCTTCGACTCGGGGTCGCGGCGGGTCGTGATGTCGGTCTTTCGGCTGGTCACCGGGTCACCTCGGCTTCGGGGGCGGCCCCGGCCGGGGCTGCGGGGCGGACGGGGGCGGGGCGGGTCATGCCGGGGTCGGCGACCAGGCCTGCGAGCTCGGCGGTCAGGGGGTCCTGCGCGCCGTCGTCGACGGGCTGCACCTCGGGGTCGGCGGGCCCGATGGTGGCTGTGCCGCCGCGCATCTCGAACGACTCGATCCACTTCTCGATCGAGCGGACCGACTTGCCCTCGTTCTCCGCGGCCTGCACCTTCGTGATGGCACCGGTCAGTACCCGGCGGGCGACCAGGTCGCGGTGCCGCTGCCCGTCGGTGTCGACGGGCCGCCCCCGCCGGCCGGCGCTGGCCGGCTTCGACGGCGGGGCTGTCTTCCGGGTGGCCGGCCGCCGCGCGGCGGTGGCC